CGCAAGTACTTCGCCTCGCTGGAAAGGATCATCGCGCTGAATCCGCGCGTGATCATCCCCTCCCATGGCCCGGCGATGGGCAGCGTGTTCCGGCTGCAGGAAACGCTGAAGCATCGGCAGATGCGCGAGCAGCAGATCCTGTCGCTGCACCAGCAGGGCAACAGCGCCGAGGAGATGCTGCCGGTGGTCTACGCCGGGGTGGACGAGCGGCTATGGCCGCTGGCGCGCATGACGATCCAGTGCCATCTGGAAAAACTGCAGGAAGACGGCCGCATCGCCGCCTAGCCCCTCACTGTTCGATCGCGCGCTCCAGCTCGATGATGCGCTGGCCCTCGACCAGGATCGTGCCCCGGGCGGCCTCGGTCGCCGCCTCCGTGGCCCGGCGGGCGCGCGCCTCGTTCTCCGTTAGCTTCCCGTTGATGAGATCGATCTGATCCTGCGCGTCCCGGGCGATCCCGGTGAATTTCTCCCACGCTCCCTTGAGGGAAAACACGCGGTCGGCGGCGACCCCGGCGTCGCGCGCCTGCGCGCGGATGCTCTCGTTCAGCTCGTCGGTGGACACGAGCCCGTCGTCGGTGGCGTTTTTGTAGGAGACCCACACGGTCGCGGCGACGGCGGCGGCGGCGACGAGCGCCCCGAGGATGGGCAGCGCGGGCGCGATGCCCGAGACGATCGACGCCCCGATCGCCTTCATCGAGCCCATGATGCTGCCACTCCCCATCGCGAGGGCTTGCGCCGCCTGGGGGCCCTGGACCATGAGGACGTGGAACGGAGACGCGCCGGCAAGGAGCATGTTCGCCGCGTCCATCGCCGCGAACCGCACGGTCTGCATCTGCACCTGGAGCTGACCGGACGCCTGCCCCATGCTCTTGACCGCCACGGCGGTCTTGTGGTGCTGGGCTTCGAGCTCCTTCGCGGCCAGCGTCACGGCGCGCTCCGCCTCGGCCGCGGCGTGCGACGCCTTGGCGGTGTCGAGGAGGGCTGGTGACGCGAGGTCCTGGAGCCTCAGCACCTGCTCGATGACGCCGCCCTCGGCCATTTCAGAGGCCCCCCATCACGACGACGGCCTGGACGCCGTGCTCCAGGCCTTGGCAGCGTCGCGCCATCAGCGCCTCGTAGGCGTCGACGCACTCCCGGGCGAGCCCGAGGCGCGCGGGCGTCCACGACAGGACGACCCACGGGTCCACGCCGTAGCGACGAGCGACGCGGTCGAGCAGCACCAACTGGTCATCCGAGAAAGGAGGCAATGCGGTCCGCCGCGGCCCCCCCGTCGGTGGACAAGCTCATCACCCTGCCGGCGATCGTCGTAACCGCGGCGGACGGGAGCGCCGATACGTGGACGCGACCGCTTCCAGGGCTCGCGCCGCGCCGATCGAGTAGGAACGTGATCTCCTCCCAGGTGACACCGTCCCTGGACACCTGTTGGACCGCCGCGCACACCACCGCCTCGTTGAACGCGTGCATGCTCGCCAGCTTCTTCGGGTCCGCGGCGAGGTCTTCCGCCGTGACGGCCTTCTCGCCCTTGCGCCTCGGGGCCACGGCGAGAAGAATGCCGCCGCCCGCCTCCATCAGCTCGGCGCTGGTGATGCGCCGCAGCCGCCAGTGCAACCCGGCAGCCTCGACGGTGTCCTGGGAGGCTTGCGCCAACGCGCTCGCGATGTTCATGAGGGCCTCCTCAGACGGTGGTAGCGAGCGCCTGGGTGTTCGCGACGGTGAGCTTGATGCCCTCGTCGGTGCCGTCGGACTGGCCGCGGAACACGCCGGTTTGTGCGACGACGCCGACCGCGTTGACGGGGTCGCTGACGTCCTCGAGGATCGCGTTGTGCAGCGTGAACAGCATCGTCCGCGAGGAGGTGCCCGTGAACGTGAGCGTAAGATCGCTCTCGGTGTCGGCCAGGAGCGCCGTCCAGAGGTTGTCGTTCTCCCACTCCAGGCCCAGCTTGCACTTGCACTCGACGAACGCCGACGGCTTGGGCTCCTTCGTCAGCTTTGAGCCGAGCAACTGCCGGCGCGCGTACTTGTTGTCCAGCGTGAACTCGAAGTCCCCCGGCGTGTAGGTCTGGCTGTTCCAGCCGACCGTCCCCGCCTGGTGGTGGAGCACGTCCAGGTCGTTGGCCGTGTAGACCGGGGAGCCGGCGGAGGTGCGGCCCGCGCTCGTCTCGGCGATGATCTCGCAGGCGACGCGCATCAGCCCGCCCTTTTCGATCTTGAACGTGGCCTTAGCGATGCGGCAGCCCTCGAACACCTCGGCCGTGCCGTCGCCGCGTACAACCTCGATCGTGAGCCCGCCCGTGGGGGGCGCGGCATCGATCGTGTAGACGTGCGTGTAGATGGCGCCCACCGGGCCGGTGGTCGCCGGCGTCGCCGAGAAGATGTGCGCGAAGAGCAGCCCCATCCCCTCGTAGCCGCAGAGCACCTCGATGGTGCCGCCTGCGTTGTCGCTCTCGACGTACATGGACCGGATGTTTCCCGAGGCCGCGGCGCCCGCCAGGACGGGGCGTTCCCGGCGCGTGATCGTCCGCTTCAAGCTCTCGCTGACGCCCCGGAACCAGTGCGTGCGCGCGACCGCGGTGCCCCACGCCGTTTCGACTCCGATCCCGATGGCCAATCCTCGTCCGATGTACGGCATGACGACTCCTCAGTCTGCGACGTTGCGAACCTGGAGGAGCGCGCGCTGTTGCAGCGTGCGTCCCTCCGTAGTGACGATGGTACAAACGACGATGTAGTCCGATCCCGTCGTGCCCGCCTTGACGAGCACCTTGACGAGCGGGCCCGAGATCCGGGTCTTGGTGGCGTCCTGCATCGCCGCCTGGGTCGCGCCCCCGTCCAACACGTCGTAGTAGGCCTGGCTGATTTCTTCCAGCCGGTGGGAGGCGTTGTGCTTCGCGCGGCGGCGCGCGAGGACGCCGGAAAAGTCGAACCACCAGTAGGCGACCTCGTCCACCGACTTGGACAGGCGGACGCGCGGGACCGTCTCCCCAGGTCGCTCCTCCTGGACGGTGATGACGGGCGCGGTCGGCGAGCTCAGCTCGATGTACCCGGTCTTTGGAGCCCCGGGCACGAACGCGGTGATCCCGGTCGCCTGCGCGGCCTTGCCCCAGTACAAGTGCAGCGGGTACATTTTCGCCGCAGTTGCGACGAAGTTGTCGATCTCCAGCGTCCCGGCGCGGGTCGCCTTGTTGAACCCGTTGAGGTCCCACGTCGCGAGCGTGACGCCGTCCTCGGCGGTGACGCGGATGTCCTCGCCGTTGGTGTCTACGTTTTCCCAGAACTCGTCCCACTCCGCCGGGATCACGAGCGTCGCGTCCTGGGCGCCCGGGGCGCCCGCCGTGTTGTCGATCGTGATCGTGGCCTCGTAGGGCCAGGTGTCGTCGTACCGGCTCATACCGCCCCCGCCGTGCGATGGTGGTACACCTCGACGATCCCGCCCACGATGGCAAGCCCGGGGTCGGCCTCGATGACGTCGCCGACCAGGTCCTCCATCGAGAGAACGATGAGGTCGAGCACGTTGCCGTTCAGCGTCCGGTCGGCCTCCAGGGCCTTGCGGATGTCGCTGGATGCGTTGAGCGCCGCGAGCGTGTGGGACTCCGGGGTGTCTGCCGCGTAGGCCACCGCGGCACCGACGCCGAACCGGATCATGGTCTTGTAGCGACCGAGCTGGATGGCGTGATCGTTGGATTCGCCCACCCACCAGCAGAACGCCATCGGCACGCGGTCGTAGATGATCGGCATCTTCGCGATGACCGCGCTCCCCGTGCCCGAAAAGTCGTAGTTGTACCCGCCTCCGCTCCCGTTGATTCCGGCGAGATCCGTCTTGATGCGGGAGAGACACGTCTTGGCGGTCGAGTCAGCCACGCGCACCTCGCAGGATCGCACCCGCCACGCGCTCCCGGAGCTGGGCGGGGAGCGCCGCGCGGGTCTCAGCCATCGCCGGCGCGAGGTACGGCCGCGACGGGATGAACACGCTCCGGCGCAGGAGGTACCAAACCTGCATCTGCTCGCGCTTTCCTCGCCCGCTCCCGGTGTTCTTCACGAGCATCCACTGGCCGCCCCGCGACTGCACGAGCACGAGGTCGGGCACGTCGCGCGGCGAGGCGAACCGGCTGACACCCGCGCCCGTCAACGCCGGGCCCACCGGGATCGCGAGGAACTTCCCCGAGCGGGGGACGATGGTGCCCCCGTGCTCCTGGATGCGCGCGTACCGGACTTGGCCGGTCCCCCCGCCGGCGCGGAGCCGCGCGACGAGCGAGACCGCCTCCTCACC